ATAATCAGTAGTGAGGAAATCAGGTTGATAGAGTCAAGGTTAAACAACAGGCCCAAGAAGTGCTTGGGCTTTAGAACACCCCTCGAAGTCGCTAACCTTAATGTTGCACTTCAATGTTGAATGTAGTTATTACTTTCCTGGCGGTGCAGCTCAAGAACTCTTGAGTATAGCTTCATTGTGTTTTAGGAAGAGGTTCAAGCTAGGCCCGGTTGTTCGGTTGAACGACGAACCTAAACGTCTTAGCTTCAAAGATAGTTGGATTGATATTGATGCTGTAGCTGGTGAAAACCTTCTTTCCGAATTACAAAATTTTTTGAAAAAAATCGAAACATTGGATCCGGCTTATCACTTAGACTATATACTAGCAGTAGACCAGTACCGACGAGCCTTGGATATTATTGAAAACAGTCCGGATGTAGCCTATTTGAATCTAGTTACAGCAATTGAGACTTTGAGTAAACACTTTGATGTTACAGAACTCTCTCTTGCCGATCTTGATGAGAGATTAGATGAATTGATTGAGAGCATTGAGAAGGATGAACTTAAAGAGGAGTTAAGAGCTTATCTCACAAATAGATTAAAACAGTACGGTTTGGCGACGACAAGGTTTGTTAATTTTATTATAGACCATATCGAAGAAAGTTTTTGGAACGAGTCGAAAAGCCCTGACTATTGTAAAGTCACACCGGAGGTCCTTAGGAAGTTACTTAAAAGGATTTATTCTCAACGCTCTAGAACTTTACACAGAGGTGAGCCATTTCCACCATATGTGTATGATACTCCAATTCAAAATTGTGAGATACTTCATGCTGATTGGATGAGAACAGGGGAAAAACAATGGAGTGAAAAGGGATTTATACCGCATCCACATTTCTTTGAACGGCTTGTAAATCATGTACTTAAGGTGTTTCTGAATAGACACCTTGTAGATAATTTATCAAACCGACAGGAGGAAACATGACATGACACCTTTGGAGGTTATTCTTTCATTAGCAGTCATTGCTTCAAGTATTGCCGCACTGTTAACTTTTCTTTTTGGTGTATTACCTCAGCGTAGACTCTACAAACTAGATGCTGTAATTAAATACTTTCAGCAAGGCGATACTACCGAAGCGAAAAAGCACAGGAAAAGAATATATGAAGCAGAACCAAGTAATATTAATCGTCACGATGCTTCCATGGTAATAGCTTTTTTCCATTTTTGGGGTCTAATGGTTAAAAAGAAACTGTTGCCTATATGGGTTTTCGACTCGATTTCTGGATACCGGGTAGTTCAACTATACGAGAAACTAAGGGGACACATACAAGAGGAACAGAAGAAAGCGTCTAGATACGGGGAGTATTTCGTTTGGCTTGCTAAAGAAATCAAAAGGCGGTTCAATATCGAGGTTCAACCTCCCCAATCTCCTTAACTTCCTTCTCTAATCTCCCAAATCACTTGATACCCCTACGGGGCACAGGCACCCCACGGAGTTAATGCTCCTTTTTGCCCTTCGGTCAAAAAGATCGCAGGGAAGCTCAATCCCCCTTTAGTTCCCCCTTCAGTAAGGGAGACGTAATCCCCTCCCCCTTAATCCCCCTCCACAAAGGGAGGGGGAACTGTAGCCCTCACCCCCAGCCCCTCTACCAATGAGAGAGGGGAGTTCCTTACTCCTCTGCCAGTTTATAGAGGTTGGAGTAGCCTCTGCCCTTCTTCTCGGCTTTTAGACGCTCCACGAGTCCCATGTCGCAAAGTTTTGCCAGGGCGCGGCGGATGGTCTTGACCGAGATCTTCTCTTTCGTTTCCTTGCGTATGTCTTTTATCGTTAAAACGTCCCAGCTGTACTCGAATGAATCCAGCACGAGCCTTTGCGAGGATGTTAGTGCCTGGTGGCACTGGTCAGGTGATAGGGATGTCATAGCTAAGTTTAGCGGTGTTCGTGACGAACGCCATTGAAACCTGAGGAATCGGTTTTTTTCACCCCCTCTTTTATTCTCCCCCATCAAGGGGGAGATAGTATGGTAGGAAGCTTTCCCCCTCCCCTTAATCCCCTCCCACAAGGGGAGGGGAAATTAAGGGATAAACCCTCCAACCAAGGGAGGGGTGAGCACAATCCCCCTTTAGTTCCCCCTTCAGTAAGGGAGACGTAATCCCCTCCCCCTTAATCCCCCTCCACAAAGGGAGGGGGAACTGTATCCCTCACCCCAACCCTCTACCACGGGGAGAGGGGGGGTAATCCCTTTAATAAGGGGGACGCACAAGGGTCTTGACAATTCTCCATATCTGCGTTAAATCCTATAAACTAATCAATCACTAAACCACGGAGGATACTATGAAGAATCTTCACAAAGTGATGCTGTGCATTACTGTTCTCGCCGGAATTGTTCTCGTGATCAACGGCTGTGACGGTCGACACCCCGAGAACCCCACCGGTTGGGCAGTGGGTGACTCAGTTGACGGTTACGGCGCCATTCTTAACACGATAGATGCCGGTGAGAACTGGGTCAGGCAGGGTTCGGCTCAGGACATACCTGCGGTGAATCTTTACGACGCAAGCGCAATTGATGCGCACAAAGTCTGGGTAGTGGGAGCGAACTGTGACGGATACGGTGTGATATTGCGCACCGAAGACGGAGGCGAGAACTGGGTCAGGCAAGGGTCGGCTCAGCAAATTCCGGATGTTGAATTTCTCGGCGTAAGCGCTCATGACAAGCACACCGCATGGGTCGTAGGAATGCAAGGTACGATACTTCATACTACCGACGGTGGTAAAACGTGGATACGCCAGGCCAAGGGCATGGCTCCGGATGCGGAATTGCAGGTGGTGTATGCCGTTGACTCAAGGAACGTCTGGGCAGTGGGAAAAGGTTCTGATGCCTTTGCCACCATACTGCGAACCTCGGACGGCGGCGACACGTGGGTCAGGAAGGGTTCGGCAGAAGACGTACCTACGAACCATCTTATTGATATCAGCGCGGTTGACAGCTCCACTGCCTGGGCTGCGGGTGGTGATTATTCGTTCCTCCTGACTACAGACGGCGGGATAAGCTGGACTAACCATCAGCCGGTTATGGGGCTTTACGATGCAAATGGAGTTTGTGCGGTCGACCTTGATACAATCTGGTTCGTTACAGACAATGACGGCATCTACTACACTACGGACGGCGGCGTCAACTGGACCAAACAGACGCCTCCCGTGTACGGATACTACCTGATGGGAGTAAGTGCGATGGACGGCCAGAGAGCCTGGGTTGTCGGCACCGCCTGGGTTAAAGACCAGAAAGGCGTCATTCTACATACCTCGGACGGCGGCGACACGTGGACCGAACAGATTGCCCCGGTAAATACCAGGCTGAGAAGAATCTCCTTTGTTGATGCCAGGAAATGAGGTAAACGGATAGGACAAAAGCTGGACAGGGGCGCGACTGCGTCGCGATTGCAAATATCAAAATGCAAAATGCAAATTTCAAAGTTAAGGAGGCTGATAGCTGTCGGCCGTGAGCTGTAAGCTGTTTGCCGTGAGCTCCTAGGGGGGGTTGACAAGGGGTGTCTTTCAGCCTATTATTGTGCCAAACCAAGAAGTTTAAGAGGAGGAAATTATGGATAAAGCTGTGCTCAGCCTTGCTATATTGAAGGTTAACCTAGATCATCTTCAGAAAGACTATATTGAAGTATTTATTCCGTTTCTAGCTACATTAATTATTCAGAAAGGTTATGAAAGGATAATCGATATTAATCAGTTGGGCAAAGATTTTGAAGCAGAATATGATTTACTGATACCACCTTACGCATTGAAAGCTATTTTAACAAGGGCGAGAAAAAAAGGTATTGTTAAATTAGATGAAGATATGTTTGTACCAGTACCTGTAAAGGCACGCAAGTACGATTTCTCTAAAAGTTCAGAAATACAAGAAAAGAGACAGGTTTCAATCATAGAAAAATTGATTACTTTCTGTAAAGAGAAGCACCAAGAGAATATGACAACGGAAGAGGCAGAGGACCTTTTTCATACATTTCTGAAAGAACATGATATCGAAATACTTTTTGCAGCCGAGGGTGTTGAAGAATTACCCAAAGTAACGCATATAGCAAGAAAAAAATACCTTATTTACAGCTTCATAAAACATACTCAAGTTAACGACCTGTTTGCCTTCGCATTCATTGTTGACATTGCGATCGGTCATGTTTTGGCGAGTGCTTTGATCTATGAAAGATTTGTTCAATACACTGGTGATCTAAGGAATGTAGGTTTGTATCTCGATACGAGATTTATTCTCAGATTGTTAGGGGTGGAAGGTAAGGAACAAAAAGAAGCTTGTGTTGAATTTTTAAAATCATATAGGGAGAAAAAAGCTAAGTTATTCCTTTTCGAACATACTTACGATGAGGTTACAGGTATTCTAAGAGAATGTATACGATGGGTAGGAAACAAGGATTATGATCCTCGTAAGGCAAGCCCAGCGTTAAGGTTTTTCGTTGAGAATAACTTTACGAAAAGCGACGTGGAAGAAATCATTGTCACTGCGCCTGAAGAGTTGAAGGCGTATAACATTGAGATAACTGCTATACCGGACCCGAATCTTTACAGTGCATGGCAAATCGACACACAAGCATGTCGGCGACTATGCAAATTGACCCCCGGGGAGGGGTGAACACTATGCATTTTGAGGGTAGTTTTGTGCACTGGTTTTGGGGTTTGCTGTAGTTTTGTTTGAGTGTGTGCGCGGGTGGATTAGGTGTGGGTGGCTGTAGTTTTGTTTGGGGCTAATTCAGATCCCAGTACCAGGTTTCGTAATAGCCATCCGTAAGGATGAACTTCTTGAAGCCCAATTCTCGGAGCTTTTTGAAGAAATCAGGGTCTTTAGTAAATTCGTGGGCATCAACCTTTGTCGCTAGTATCCATTCTAACTTTAAAGTTGTCGCAGATTGGCCGTGCGTAGTAACGGTGGCATTATAATCCTCGTCAAGTAACTTATACTCAAGGTCTTTTGCGAACTGTTTGCGCGCAGCCAGCAGTTCTGCCTCGCGTTTCTTTGCCTCTTTCGCCTTAATGGTCTTTTGCAGACTCTTGGCCGTCCTGGAGTCGGGGTTGTAATAAAGCGCCTTGTTGCAGGCCCCGGAAGCCGCCGTGAATTCTTCATCCTTGAGTTGTGTTCGGGCCTCGGCTATCCAGTACAAAGAGGCTGCCGCACGGATCTTCTTTTGCAGCTTCCCAGCTCCTGCATCCTTAGGTTTGAACTCAAGCGCCTCTTCGCAGGCCTCTAGGGCATCATCAAATTCTTCTGCTTCAAGTTTTTCTTTTGCTTGAACGAGATAGTATGCACAAGCTGTGTCCGGCAGCTGTTTAAGCAGGATCTGCGCGCTGTCGTATTGCGAGTCCTCGGCTTCAACCCTTGAGAGCCATTCCTGGGCCTCTTTATAGTCGTGTTCCTCCCATGCTTTGACCCCCATCTCATAATCACTTATGCACCCGGCAAGAAGGGCCAGGGTGAGAGAGCACAGAATCAGCTTCTTCATTGCTCCCCCTTAACTCACAATTCCACTACAAGGTGAACTCGCCCTTTTCGATCCCGACCTATGATCTTGGTAAATCCCAACGTCCGCATTCGCTCCAGATCAAAGTATTCTTCAGGGTCTTTACGACAGCCCGAAGCTATAATGATAAGCACGAACGAAGTTCCTGTTATCTCGAAAACCGTTGCTTTATACCCGGTTGCTTCTACCCTGATATTAAGTCCTGCGTCTTGGTATGCCTCTTGGATTACATATGCGTATTCATGCCGTTCCCTTTCTTTCACCCCACAACCCGGCAGGATTATCATCCCCGCCAGCAAACACCAGACTATTTTCTTCATTCCACCACCACCACTTTCACAACTGTCCGCTTCCCGTCCCGGGCGAAGTACGTGCCTTGCGGCAGGGTGGATATGAACACCTTGTCGTCCTCAATAGCGCCTTCAATTGCCCGTCCAGAGGTGTCCACAAGTTCGGTTGCCCCTTGCACGTTAACGTAGGGGCCTTTGCTGATGACGCTTCTCAGGGCACCTCCCCCCGGCTCTACAGCTCCACCCGGCGGCTCGGCCACAGCGCTTCCCGCATCCGGCAAAAAGATGAGCGCTTGCAGGTAAGCGTTATAAAAAGTGGAAGGGCCTGGTATAAGGGTAATTCCATTAAAACGAACGGTATGTTCCCCCGGAGTAATCAGGCAGGTATAAACAACAAGGGCTGATAGGGTTGTACTCCCCTGTACGATCGCTGCGGGAAATAGGTAATTACCATCTAATTCCAGCAACATCTTTGTTTGGAAACTGGTTAATCCTCCCGCCGTGAACTGTACGTAACACGAAGTATCCACAGAGAACGACAGCTCAACCAGCGTAACCGTATCATGGTCTCCCTCAGGGATCGTAATCGTTCCTTCCTGATACGCCTCGATCAGCACGGGCGCTGCGGAAAGGCATAGTGCGGCAAAGAGTAGTATAACAAGGACTTTTTTCACAGTTCCTCCTTTTTAATCACCCCACAAATCCGCTGGAAGCGTCTTTGCGGGGACCCCGAAGGGCGTGTTCATAATCATATTTCAATTATAGGCCGATTCTGAATCTGTCAAGTTTTGCCGTCAGGGGCTTCCGGCTCACAGCTTACAGCTGACGGCTACCGGCTGTTTTACCAGCCAGGGGTTCCCAATGCTCCCTGGGATTTGCCCGGCACACGGCCAGCTTTAAGGAACGTTGCGTAGTTCACGATCTCTGAGGAATACAGCTCCCTGTTCAGGAGCCTTATCTCATCGAACCCGTCATCCGGCATGCCCGTAAAGGAAACCAGATTGCCGGCTCCGGGTATACCCGATCCGAGTGAAGGACTCAAAGGCTCGTCAGGCACTGCGTTCAACTCCAGGATTCCGCCAAGATAGACCTGCATCGTAACATAGTATTCGTAAGCACCTTCATAAGGGGGAGGGCCTCCTGTAGGGTTCCATCCTCCGACCATCTCGGTATTTATCTGGATCAGGTACCAGGTGCCGGCCTGCAGGGCGGTCGAGCCTTGTGCGGATACCTGTCCGAAGAGCGTTCCTTCGAGCACGCCGCTATCAGTGATGTGCAAATTAAACGCGTCCCCGGAGTAAGTGAAAAGGGGACGAGGCTGTCCTGGATCGGCACAGTACCACAGGAACTGGAAGCTACGCCGCCCTATAGGATCGGTCCCTACGAGCTGCAAAGGCTCGGCGTCTTGCGGAACCCTCAACGCCGGGCGGGCAAAGAACCCCGAATCGTACCAGTCCCATCTATCCGGCAAGGAAGCCTGCTGGCCGGAAACGCCGAGGAAGCTCTTGATAGTTGAACCTGCATCCTCATTGCAGTGGAAGTAGAAAGCCAGGCCGGGCATGCCTGCGGCGCGCTCACCGTTGAAGCAGTCGGAGTACCCGCCGCCTGCAAGCTTCCACTGCAAAACCTCTACGAAAGTTTCGTCCGTAGGCAGAATCAACGTGCCGTGCCGGTCGGTATTCCGGGGGCCAAGATACGCTCCTGAGATCTGATCCCACACGTCCACATTGATCCCGGCAAGCCGCTTGCCCCTTAGTCGAGCGTAGAGGTCTTCTACGGCTCGCTGCAGCGCGGGTATTGCGTAGGCCAGCTTGGTCGGATCGTAATAGACCACGGTTGTCTCTACCAACTCCGCGGCTTTTTGCATCTTTGCAAGGTTCTTTACCGTAGCATTCGCCCCAGGATTTTTCAATGCATCCATCATCATTCGATCTATAAGTCCTACATCTCTAGGTGCTTGATAGGTCTTACGGACTTTCCTTTTGTATTTGGCGATTACCGCTTTGACCGCCTTGATGCCCTGCAACGAGGCGCCTTCGTAGAGTTCTGAAAGGTCGCGTAGACGCACGACCTGCTTGCCCGGATAGTCCTTATCCAGGCCTATGGTTCCGACCCTGATTACTTCAACGGTTCGAGTGGAGCCACTATCTGGGTTCATTTGGTTCTCCTTGTTTCAGTTAATGCCCCGACGGACGACAGAACACAGATAGGGATCAGGAATCTGCCGCCCGCCGGGGAGGACATAGTGTCCGATTTTATGGCCTTTATCATGCCAGCTCGCCCTCAGCATCCTCGCGATACTGAACGCCCCAGCGCAGAGTAACGTCCTGCGAGGATCCCTTGATATTCTTGACCGTAATTACCATGCCTATGTCCGTGATGCGATAGTCGGAGATGGCCTTTTCTACGCGCGCCTTTGACCCGATTTCGGTTTCATCGCCGGTGGCTGAGATCTCGATCTTGCGGCCTGCGGTGTAGGTTTGATTCGAGCCGTGCACGTAGACCTCGATGTCGGTGATGGCCGAGCCTGTAGGGTTGAACAGGGAGATCTTCTCAGGCCAGACGGGATTTGCAAGCGGGACCTCGTCGGCTACTGCAGTCCCCTGCGAAGCGATGCCCGACTCCTGGATCAAGCCGGTGAAGGCCTTGCGGTTGCGGCGAATAGAGACCCCGCCTGCGGTGATGTAGGCGTCTTCGGAGGCAAGGATCTTGTCCACGCCGGCGCAGCGCATCACCATGCGGCGGAAGATGGCGCGGCACTTGACCTTTATCTTCCGGCCCGGGGGCACGTCTATCTTGACCTTGCGTTCCTTGGTGCGGATTGTGGGATGCTCCGGGTTGTCAAAGTCAGGCGTAGGCGGATCCGGGTTTGCCTCCGTGCCGTAGGTATAGCAGAGTTCGTATGCTTCCGGCTCTATCGTCCCGTCGGGCGGCGCGGGGATAGTGATCTCCACGCCGCCGTCTACCGGGATCACGTTGAGATAACCCGAAGAAGGCTGCCAGCAGGCCAGGCCGTCGGAGCCTACAATAAAATCGGCCTCAGCCCACTTGGTATAGTTATCGCCTGAGACCACCGACGCTATCTTGACCTTGTACTTACCGCCCAGGTTGAGATCCTTGATAAGCACTATCGGAGCCACAGGCGAGCCGATGCGGTTGTAAAATCGCATAGTCTGCGGATTTACGACATCCACCTCGGCGTCAGTCTTGTACGGGATCACCTGGGACCGGTATATCTCCGCGTAGGGACAGATATAGTACTCACCGGACGCGGCGTCAGGCAGGTCGTCTTCGCAGATAACCCAGGTATCGCCTGAATCGGTGATCTTCGAGTGCCAGCTCTCGTCGGATTTCACCAGGTAGTAATAGCCAGGCGGGTCGGTGATCCACAGGTCGTCGTCCCAGGCGGTGACCCCGGATTTCGCAGGCATGGTGAAGTTGCACTTCTTGAGGTCCTCGGCGTCGCGCTGCCCGGTGCCCCAGTCACCTATCCAGATCTTGACGTCGGCCAGAGGGGTGCCGGACTTCAGGTTAACGCGTTCTAACGTAAGCGCATCAATAGCGGCCGTAGTGCGGCCCAGTTCCTCAGGCATGATGGTCTCAATCCCGCCCCATGCCTCCTCGTTGCGCGTGCCGGAAAGGAGGATAGGCATGGGCACATCCCGGCCTTTGGGGTAGTCCGGGAGTTCCGGTTTCGAACCCGGGGGCGGCGGCGGGCCTGCGGCCTCTTCGCCTTCAGGGATAACGCCCGGCACCTTGTCCTGAGAGACCAACTTGCATTCCCTGCTCAACCGTTCGGTAACGTCTATAGTGATAGGCCCGGTGCCGGTCTGCTTGCAGTTGGCGAGACAGATATCGTCCACGCCCGGGGCCATGTCCTGAACGGTGATTACAAACGAGTCGGCCTTGCGCGTGGGGTAGGAAACGCCGGTGCGGTGCGCGTTGCGGTTATCGGACGTGACGAACTGATGTGAGAGGATGATGTAGTTGTCGCCGCCTGCGGTATCGGTCAGCACCGCTTCCTGGGCCGAGGAAATGGTGATCCGGTGCCCATCCTTATCGTAGGCCCAGCCTGCCGCAATCTGCACTTTGTGATCAGGCTCGGAAAGGCTGGTAACGTCAAGGCCTGAGCCTATGCACGGCAGGCAGCCGAAGTCCTTGGCGGTCTGCAGCAGGTCTGCGTCCTGGCCGTTTTGGTCCACCTGGAAGTCGGTGCAGAACAGCCTGTCATCTTTGACATTCGCGTCGTTGCGGTTAAAGCGATTGCTCATAACGAACTCCTTATTCAACCAACTTTTTAAGCACGTAATATCCGCTTCCGGAGACGGTGACCACAAGGCACCGCGCCGGAGCGAATTTGAGTTCTGTCATCTTCTGCGCAATCTGGCTAAGTTCAGACGCCGAAGGCTCGGAATCCAACACCAGCAGGAAGTCAACCAGATGCGTCCAGTCACACCACGTAACGTGTTCCGAACCAATATTCTCCCACCACTCCAGGGGCCAATCCGGGGCAAGGCTCCAGATCTCCACGATTGCGGGGCGCTCGGATGTAATTGCCTCCACCGCATCCATGAGCGCATCGGCGGTGAGACACGAGGTGAAGTCGCGCAGCTCGGTCAAAAGCCGGGTCCGGTAGGCCGCGTCGAGTTCCGAGGCGTTGCGGGGAAGATCGAGCGTCTCGCCCCATTTGTCAAGATCGTCGCCCGAGGCCAGGGTGATGAACCGCGCATCGTAGACCGGGTTCAGACCGTCGGCGACGAACTCATAGGTGTCCGGCTCTCCTGCAGGCCGCTCGGTCAACTCGCTGCGGATAGTCTCTAAGAGCTTGCGCAGCGGGCTATCTTCTTTGAGGTCCCGGAACGCCTTGCGACCTGTGAGGATGTTGAAATTGAAGCGAAAGCGGCTCACGGCTTATGCCTCCACGCTTGCTACCAGTACCTCCGCGCCGACGACGTTGTTCTCGTCGTCGTCGAAGAAATCCTGGATGTCCTGTATGCTGAACTCGTCGTCGGCAAGCACCGGGCCGCCGTTATAAGAGACCTCGATATCTATAGTATTCGGGCCGCGCGCCCGCACAGTGACGGTGGCATCGGTTACGTGTTCCTTGAATTCGCTAAGCACCACAGATCTATACCACGCTTTGGTGCCCTTGCCTTTTTGCCGATACATACCGAGCACGGTTTCGCGCGCGGTCTCGGTAGCAAGGTTCTCCGACCAGGCCAGACCCCACAGTTCGTAGTAGCGGCGCAGGGTTAGCCTGTCCGCGTACTGCGCCCAGATGCCCAGATACATGAGCTTGAGCCTGTCCCAGAGCATGGACAGGGCCGCGGCGACCACGGCCAAAATCGAGCGCACCACGCCGCGCGTCCGCCAGTTGGTTACTTCCGGGGCCTCGGCTTGCATCTGGGTCTTCATGTCGGTAAAAACTTCGTTAGCTGTTTTAAAATGAAGACTCATTAAGTCCTCCTTCCTTTATTTCGATAACTCCCCCACAGCCTCAAGTAATACTTTCTCCTTTTACGTCTGATCCACTGCGGGTTAATGGCATTCCCCACACAGAATTGATATAGCTCATCATAGCTTTCGGAAACCCAATAACGGCAATTGTTCATCATAAGGCGACCTTCGGCAAGCATCACTGCCCCTTGATCCGTTTTATCTCCAGCGCCATCTTCTGCGGCTGGACCAGGGATACGGGGATCACCTCGCAGGAGAAGCCTGCATCCGTGAACTCAATTGTATAGCGTCCGCGCACGAGCCGATCCTCGCGTTCCAAAGGCTCACGGATAGCGTTCGTAAGATCGGCGAGCTCAAGCCCACTCTCAGGCATGTTCACGAACTCCGGCAGCCGGGTTCCTACCGTATAGGCCAACGCCCAATCGTAGTACTGACACCACAGCTCGTTTAGAAGGTCCTGCTTCAGACACTCGCGGCCTTCCTGCAGCGCAAAATCCCCGTCTTCAATAACCACGTCGAGGATCCTCCCGTCACTGGTATCTACTTCCAGCTTGATGTCACGGCCGAGGTCGATCACCTTTCCTCCTAATCCAGTTTGTTTATCAGCGACAAGATGCCTGGGAGCGTGCTTGTCTGAAGCGGCGGGGTTGTGGGATCCCCTGGTTTAAGCGTGCCGTGCGTATGAGAAGAAAGCCAGAGCTGCAGCATGTTGCCCAGCACGGCCTGGTTACTTCCCGAAGGCCCAAGGACAATCTGCGGCGCTACGATCTGTTTCGAGATCCCGACCTCTTCCTTGGAAGTCTTGAGCACCTTGACGCTCGCGGCGCCAGAGGTCTGCAGCTCAACATTATTCTGGTTATCTACGGTTAGATAGAAATCCTCACCCTTCTTAAGGATAAAATAGTCCCACTCCTGACACGCCTCTATAGTCGGTCTGCCGTCTACCTGGGAGACCAGCACCTCGGTGTCCATCTTCGGCACGAGGATAAAGCCCAGGTCGTCGGCAAGGTTCATTACCCTGAAGCTCATCGGCACGTACTGGAGTAATTCTTCGCCTTCCTTCTCCGGCTGCACGTCGCACCAGAACCCGTAAGGCTCACGGTCAGGCAAAGCCCAACCCGCAGGAGTCAGGAACTGCCGCGCTGTAACCTTGCCTACAATAGCATCCTGATTAAGGTCAGAGCCCATCAGCTTCTGCAGTATTTCTTTTCCCGTTCCGGGCTGCGTTACAGATCTCGGACCACTCATCTTTTCTCCTGCTTCTGACAAAGGGTTAAACTAGTCTTGAAGCCTACAGAGGGGCCGAACTCGTGTACCACTTCATCAATTACAAAAGATAAATCTTGCCCAGGGCCACAACGCTCAGGGTGATCGGGATCTCGCACCATTACTTGTTCTGAATGCTTGATAAACTGGTTGCCGAATATCTTGATCGCTCCTTCTATGGAGGGGGCATTGTATTTGTAGTATAGGTTCCGCGCCAGTGTAGCAGCCTTTTCCTCTCCATCCTCCTTCTTTTCGTAACTTCCTGTGATGCTAAATTCCTTAACTGGCTCTCCGCCTTCGCCTTTGGGGGGGTGCTCGCCATGGACTGCAGGCTTGGTAAATTCGGAATTGACTAAATGGACAATCACCTTACCGATCTTATCCCCCGGTGTGAACTTAAACCCCTGCGGCGCGATGATCGGTGCGTACTCGATCTTTCCCAGCACGCGCAGGTCCTTAAATGAGAACTTGAAAGTTCTATCTTGCTTGAGAACCCCGTATGCCCAAGGGTGATCGGGGCCATAGTAAAACTCTTTCGTGCATGGGATACAGAAGGAATCCCAACCGTTCTCCCGCAGCTTCTCCATCACCTGCATACAGGTTTGATGATCTATGGTAACGCTCTTGTCAACAATGTCATCACTTGCCGTTCCAACATATAAATCCGAGATCTCGGGCGTAAGCCCGGCCTGGGCGATGGCGTAAGCGGCAATCTCCGAGTACCATGTCTCTGGTCCACCCAGGGGACCGATGTTGGCCTTCTTAAACGTCTTCTGGAACCGGGTTGTTTTGAGCGCGTGCCCGTGATCTTCACACTTGATAACGAGCGGCTGGTTCGGCAATACCTCGGTGATAACGCCGGTGAACACCGGTTCCGGTTCCGCGCCTTCCCAGCCGAGCGAGATTTCAACCTCGCCGCCTGTGGCCGCGCCGCCTTCTTTCAGCTTGGAAAGATCGGTCTCGGCAAGCAGAGGCAGTTCGATCTCAGCCACGTCGCACAGTAATTTGCGCGAGAGCGTTACCCGGATGTTCGAGACCGCCTTGACTGTGCAGCGGCCCAGCTTCAGCTTGAACTCAGGCACCAGCACAGGCATCAGTAGCTGCTCCGCGCCGAGTAAAACTTCTCGCGATAGAACTCGGCTTTTTTTAGGTCGTATGGGTTCCCGTGCGGCGGAAGCGTGAGCCTGGTTCCGGGCACAAGCACCTCGTCGCCCTCAAGCTCCGAGGCCTCAAGTAAATCGAAGTAAAGCACCGCATCGCCGTAGCGATCTTCGCAGAGCTGGACAAGCGGGTCTTTCGACGCCTCGTAAGGGGTCGCCGGGATGTAGGTAGGCATGTCCATGCGCTGCCGCTTAACTGCAAGCAGAGGAACCCGTAACACCGTCCCGGGTTCAAGTCGTTCCGGGTCGTCCCCGATCTCCTCGATGTTCACGTGATAGATCACCCACCACAGGCCGGCGTTGCCGTAGTAGAACTCGGCCAGGAAGAAGAGGTCCTGCTTCGCGCCCAGGGCGTGTTCAACAAACTGCTGTTCCATCAGAACAGTCCTTCCTCGGGCATCAGGTCTACGATGCTTACGTCCGGGTTAAGCTCGGAATAACAGCCGAGCGAGATCGAGAAGGCATGCGGCTTCTCGCGGATAGGCTCTATGGATATGTCGTGGATGACCAGGTTGCTAATCCCTGCCGCGGCCAGGATCCCTTCTTCATCGACTGCCTCCAGGGGTTTCTTTTTGTCGCGAAACATAGCAAGCAGATCCCGGATATCGTTTGTCCCTTTAATCGGCCCATGGAGTATCATAAAGATAGAACTGCGGAAAATCGTACGGACCTCCCAGTTGCCGATCTCCCCCTGGATGTCAACCTCATACCCTTGCAAATCCATGATTTCCTTGACCGTATCTTCGAGGCCTTGTACCTGGGTTACGACTATCTGCCTGCGAGGCCGCAGACTTATCCAGGCCGGCAGCACGAACACGAACCCGTCAAAGTACCAGTTCCCCAGCGACAGCATGGCCTTAGGCTTACGGTATAATCGTCCGGTAGATTCCTTGCCTGCAAACAGAATACCCATTACGTTTCTCCAATCTCCAGAATAAGTGATTTACCGAGTAACTGCAGGAACTCCTGCGGGGAGAGCTTTGCCGCGAGTATCTTTATCGCGTCATGGCCAATGTGGAAGTGGTAGTAGTTATTCTGAATCGTGGGGCCCCCACCGCCTGCTCCTCCGCCTCCTGCGCCGCCTGCACCTGTACCTGCGCCAGACGGGATTGGTGCAAGCCGCGCAGCCTTGCGCTCCTCGCGTTTCTCTTTGCGCTCAGCGCGCTTTTCAGCAGCGGTAGCACCTGTGGCTTTACTCCACTCCTGTAGGTTTTTGATGTTCTCCTCAGATATACCGAACAATTTGCCTACCCATGCCACTGCCTTCTTTGAAAAGAGTTCGCCCAGCATTCTCTTAATTCCATCTATTACTGACTGGAAGGCGTCGAGGAGAGGATCAAATATGCGGGCAAGGAAGTCGCAGAAAGGCTCGAACACCTTCTCCTTGAGCCAATTAAAGACCCTTACAAGCGGATCGATCAACTTTGATTTTATCCAGTTCCATGCCGCGGCAGCACCTTTCTTGATACCCTCCCACAGCTTCTGGAATATCTCAATCGCTTTGCCGATTGTCTTTTCCACTACGAGCTTGATGAAGCCACATACGAACCGTACCGCATTGCCTATCTTCTGCCAGTTCGAGACCCCCTCGTCACCGGTCTTGCGAAACCAACCGATCACCGCCTTTACGACCGCGATGATGCCCTTGATCTGCAGGATGATTATGGTAAGCGGATAGAAGATCACGCGCAAAACCTTGCCTACGGTCGATGTGCCCGCTATCAGCTCCTTGATGCCTTTCACCATCAGGCCGATCGTCCACTCGTATCCTGTAGCAATCACGTCTATGACCCAGCCGATCGCGTCCGCTATTTTCCCGATCACCGTAGCCAGGCCTTCGAACGCACCGCCTATCCCTTCAGCAGCACCTTCCCCGACAAGGCCAAGTGCTTGGAAGATCTTCTGAATCGCCTCGATGATGGGAGTAACGATAGCCTTGAGGATCCTGAGCTGCGCGCCGATTACCTTGACGATAAGCTTAAAGACCGGAGCCACGACCCTGGCAAGCCCGAGCCAGATCTCCTTGAGCAGTTTCCCGATAGCTTTGATAGGACTTATGCCTGCCTTCAAGCCTAACAGGCTGCGCGCTATGTCGGCAAGCGGCTCGAGTGCTTTTTTAGTGGCTTCCCGGATGCCGGCAAAATTCTTTTTCCATGCGGTTGCGAGCAAAGCCAATCCGGCAATAACTCCACCGATGATGGGGAGCGCGGTGGCCAGTGTGGCTGCGATTCCCCCTCCGGCTGCCGCACCGCCTCCGGCAAACAGGCCGCCGATCTTGCCCATGATCCCGCCCTTGGCAGCCAGGCCGCCCATGAGACTGCCGAGCCCTCCTGCGGCTTTGGTCTTCGTAAACAACGCCATCAACGTGCCCCCGAACTTCTTGAGCATACCGATCCCGCGCACGAGCCCTACGCCCAGCTGGCCGAGCTTGCCGACCACGAACATGATCCCGCCGCCGACCAGCAGCAAAGCGCCGCCTACCGCTACCGCGGCCACGGCCCACTTTAACATTTTAGGATGCTCGCGGAAGAATTCTACGAACGGCTTGATGAACTTCCAGATTATCGCGCCCGCCTTCTTTAACCCTTCGTAGATCATCTTGAACCCCTTAGCCACGCGCTCGGCCCACTCGGCAAGCTTGCCCGATTCGTACATCTTTACAAACCAGTCAACTATCTTCTTGAGATCCGCCTTCATCACCTTATTAACAGCCTCTCCCAGAAACATCATAAACGTTTGGATCCCGCCCTTGATAGACGAGAAGACGCCCTTGAACGTAGCTGCGTAACGCATCATACCGCCCTTGAATTTGGGGTCAGTGATGAACTTGTACAAGGCATCGCGGTACTTTTCCATATCCGTGCGTAATTCTTTCTCCGTGTAGTTCGAGATCTTCACAAGATTAGTCATGGTCACACCATACGATTCGCGCAAAGCGTCCGCACCTGCCTGGCCTGCGGAGAACGCTTTTGCTACCCCTGTAGCCGCATCAATAATATCCTTGCCCATCGTAGATGCCATATCGCCGATTGCAGGCAGCCACTTGCGGGCGTCCATCCCGAAAATCTTGAGAGGCTTGAGTGCACCCAGCAGTTCCTCCGGGGTATATGGAGTCTTGACCTGCATGCCCATAATCCACTCGAGCGCCTCGCCCGCCTTGGTGGCGTCCCCGTAGAGCTGTTGCAGGGTAACCCTGTATCCTTCAAGCATCGCCCCCTGCTTGGAGGCCATTGCAAAGAACCCGCCAAACGCGGCCAGGATAAGCCCGCCCGCGAGCATCGCTTTCTTTCCTATACGCGTCAGCCCGCCGCAGATGAGATTAAATTGAGTAAGCGCCTGCGCGCCGAGCAGCTTGATCTCGGCACGCAACGCCTTGACGTTTTTCTTCAGGGCGCGGGTTTGTGTAGAACCCGCTACGAGCGCGCGGTTGTCCGCAATCCACTTGAGGAGCATCTCTACGGTATACGCCTTCTCGGCCATTATTCCTTCTTAAAAGCTGCGCTTATCCCGTAGGCGACGACGTGTTCTGCAATCCATTCCGCGAACCAGATGATTGTTGCGTAATCGTCTGCGACGGTGGAGGGATTGAACTTGCCGAAGAAAAGCTGCTGTAGTGTCCGTGCCTGGGCAATCCCATCGGCGCGAAGCCTTTCCAGCCGCCGCTCTACACGTTTTTTATTTCTTCAACCAGCGCCGGTTGGGCCTTTGCCTGCAGCAGACCGGTAATCTGCGGGACCAGCCCGGGCATCAATGAGATCAGCTCATTGAACTTGTTCAATCCGGGATGCAGGAGTGTGTCGGCCAACAGGGTTTTACCTGTGCGATAGAATACGTCGCCTTCTGAATCCATGCTGATATCGCTCATGAAACGCTGGTACTGCGGCTCTGAGGGATAGGCGAACGCCAGGTGACAGGGGGTGTTATCCTGGTCGGTGATCTTGAGAATGAGCACACGCCCTTTGTGCTCGCGCTGAAGCTTCTCTATCTCCTGCTGCGAAAGCAGCAAGGAGTCTGGAGCAGGGGCCGCAGGTGATGGTTGTTTGCCAGGACTTGGCGGTGTCGATCCATTAGACACTATGTCCTCCTTGGTTGGGAAGCGTCTTCCACAAAGGAGGAAAAGGAGGACGCTCCCCGTCCTTTGAATTGTTTATATAGTCCCGATGATCTTGCCCACCAGGGCGGTATACTTGCGTTCGATCTTCTTCGTACCTTCATCCTGTGAAGTCTCCATATCGGTGATGTCTACGTCCGTGAGAGTTACGATCTTAGTGCCGTGCTTCTGCTCGACGAAACTACCGGAGACCTGCTTGTCGGCGTAGCTGATTACGATCAGAAACGGTGCGTAGTCCAGAGGGTCTTTGCCTGCGAGGCGAGCTATAGACTCGAATTGCTGTGCAGACTGCAAGGACATGCTGAAATCACACTTGGCGCTTCGATGCCCGTAGCCTACGCCTGAAGGGGTAGTCCCGCTTCCATATTGAAGTTCCTTCTCTTTTGTGCTCGAATAGTTGATGGACGAGAGGCCTCGGAACTCAACGCCGCCCATAAACTTGACTACGACATCGGTCCAGTCGTGGATCTCGCCGTTGATCAGGATACTATCTGCCATTTTCGGCCTCCTATTCCTTAACGCCGGTTGTTAGCTGAAAGACAGCTACGAGTTTCTTTTTGGTCGGCGTAGGCACTATCTCCACCTTGCAGTGCACGATTCCGTTCGACCAGATATTCGCGTCCGGGGTGAGCGTCATGACGTAGTTCATGATCGGCTTGTCCGTATCGTCTTCGGTTACCTTCATGGCCTCGAGCGGACGGGAGAGGTCGGCCTTATAGGCTCCCAGGTCTTTCTCGGTGATGCCGGGCGAGTTGACGTAGGGCACGTTCGCTATGCCGACCTGCTTTACGGCCTCGTCTACAATCCTGCGGTTGCGGATGCAGAAGTAATCCGAGGTGGCGGAAGCCATCATCCAGTCGTCGGTAAACCGTATGCCGTAGCCGATGAAGTGCCGGAGCGATAGATAGCGCGCGTCGTTGAGCCGGGCGGTGTTCGAGGGACCCATCTCGGCGTTGGTGACGTATTCGTAATCTGCGGTCGCAGCAGTCGGAGCGGCCAGAAAGTGATAATGTCCGGTTGCGTATTCGATCGTCCCGGTCGCAGTACCGGTAGATTGGTCATAGAGTACACCGTCTCCGCCGTCTACGTGGATAGTTGCGCCATCGGTTATCGTCAAAGACCAGGGAACGACCGGGGACTTAGCAAGGAATCCATCCTGCGTAGTCCCGATACTCTCCTCGGTTATCTCAAAGATCGGCTTATAGGGATAGATCGCAACGGAGTTGGGGATCCCCATGTAGCGGACCCAGCCGATGGAGTGGTGCAAGTCAGCCTTGGCTACGAGCCCTGCCGAAGCGCCGCCGTCCGAGCGCACCTGCAGTTTGCCGCGCGCGTCGGTAAGCAAGGCCTGGCCTGCGTTTACGCAGAGCCGCCCGGAGCGCTTCGCGCCGGAACAGGTTACAAGCAGATCGATCCAGTCGTCTACCTCTTCGAGCGCATCGGCGTCCTTCAGGGGCAGCATGGGCGGGGCGTTGCAGATGAAGAAGATCGGTCGCTGCTCGCTGTTCCAGAGATCTTCGGCAAGGGTAATGAGCGCGGTCCAGAACGCGATGACGTTCGTTTGATCGCGGGTAGTCCAGATCGAGGTGGGCAGGTTTGAGATGTAGATATACTCGAAGCCCTGACCCGTGTTGGGGTCTTTCCAGGCGATAGCCTTTTCGCATGCGGCGATGATCTCATCAAGCGATGCGCGCGGCTCGTAGCACCACCAGCGGTACTCGTCACCGGCAACGAAGCTGTCGGCAGGGGTTCCGTCCTCGGTGAACTCTATGTACGTGCCGTTCTCCATCTCGAGCTTGGATTTGCGCGGAGGGCCTACGGTGGTGATGGGAAAGCTCGATTCCGGACCCCAGGCGATGCCGTTGTTGTACGAGACCTGATAGGTGGCGGTAGTGAACGAGCCGCCCTTGACGATGCGAATCCGATAGCGGCGGTTATAGCCGACCTGGGTGTGCGGCGAAACGTAGCCGGTAGCGACTACGGCGGCGCCCCCGCCGGTCGGGTCGCCGTACTTCTTCTGCTCCGGTACGGTGATGTCGGTCGTGACCGGGCTGGCTGTCGCGCGCACAATGCCTATCTGGCTCGCGCCCGAGCTGAACGCATCGTAGGCGTGCTCGGTCAATATGCCGTATCCATACTCGTCGAGAATGTCGCCGATATCACCCGCAAACTTTACGTCAGTAGTGCCTTGCTCAGACGCGCCTACGAGACAGAACAATCCGGCAAGCGAAGGCGGCAGAACGCCAAGCCCGCCGTCCTTAATTTCAGGATAGTAGCCGGGTAAGTCTTTTATAGGCATCTGTTACTCCTTATTGAGAAGGTGTTTGTTGATGGCGGCCTGAAGTTCAGTTTCAGTAATTTTGGTCTTATCCTCCCAGCCCGTGCAGACCTTGAGCACCGCGACGCGCGGATGCGTCAGCTTGCGCTCGGCAGCCAGGCGGGAGAAAGGTTTCTTCTTCTCTGCCACTTGGGCCTCCTTAGCCTCAGCTTGAGGCTCCTGGGGTTCCGGGGACTTTTCTGTCGAGGCTTCAAACCGATCAAGCATCTCCTTGAACTCCTCGCGGGCTACGACTTCATCCGGCGAAACCCCGAACAATTCGCAAAACGCCGGAAGCTGATCCGGGGCAAGCTTGTAGCGCCTTGCGAACTCTTCTATTGAAAATCTATCGTCTGTGGACATCAATCCTCCTAATCTGGGATTGTCGGCTCTTCTGCTTCAAGCTTGCGTATGAGCGGGCTAATCTCCGCCGTAAACGCCACCGGTTCGGACCCGTCGTTAGGCCCCCGGAACTCGAGCTCTAAAGTAATGAACATCTCGGTATTCGGTTCCTTTTTTTCTTCCTCGCCGGAGATGAACACCTGCGGCTGAAGCGCGCGCAGCTCCTGGTCTACGGCGAGGTAGTGGCCCGGGAAGGTCTCTATCGCAAGCTGGCGCTCGCGGAAGAAGCTAAAAAGCTGATCCAGATAGCCCTCGTCAATCGAGGACTCGTCTGCGAACATAATCGAGATGTCAATCGTTACGCTCTGTCTGATGGTGCGGCCGTTGACGTTGGAGACGCGGTACGCCTCGGTCTCCCATGAGTAGGTGTCGCCCTGGACAACTTCTTCTTCCTGTGTAAAGACAATCTTCAGTGTGCCGTCTCCTGTTTCAATCTCGCCGGACGCAGGGATAGCGCCGGAGGAGACGGTCTCTTCTTCCCCCCAGTCCGTACCGGTCCAGGGGGTCTTGCGCAGCTCGTAAGAGCCGTCGGTCCCTACCGTGCCCGATTCGGTAATCTCGCACACGTAGCGATTGTTCCCCTGGTGGTTGCCTTGCAGTTCAACCTCTTCCGTTCCGGTTCCCTCATGGACAATCTCGCCTTTCTCATAAATCACTTCAGGCACGCCCCTGATGGGCGAGTTCGTCATATCCGCGCGCCCGAAGGTAATCCGCGCGATCGGCTCGTTTAGTTGAGTGACGACCCGGGGATCCACGACATGCAGGCCCACCAGCCGGGGGTTGCCTTTGAAGGGATGCGCTCCTTTGACGTTGGCAAGCTTCGCCAGCTCGGTGCGGATGTGTCCCGCAATCCAGGAGATCGTCAAGCCGCGCTTGATAGGGCCGTAAGGCAAGCTCATGGGAACGCCCCCTCGATAAAATCTTTGACTGCGGCCTTGATGATGCGCTCCTCGTCGGCAGGGAGTCCGGTGCCCTCGTCGGGTAGCCACTGCCTGCGGGGCATCTTGACTTTCTTTGCAAAGACCATCCGGCCGTCCGCACCCTTGAACACCAGGAACCGCGCCCGGCGCGGCCTGATCGTGCCGCCCTTTTGATGGATGCGAGCGTACTTGATGGGTGAGCCGATGTGCAGCACATTGCCTGCGACCCGGAATCCGATCGAGGATTTGAGCGTGCCTGATGCGCTGAGATACGAAGGAGTTCTGTCCCACTTTGCCGGCCACGGTCTACCGTCCGGGGCGACGCCCCGTTCAAAGCGGCGGGTCGTAGTGTAAACGAGCGAGGTGCCTACCGATTCCATCAAAGGCCGCAGGTTGCCGAACCGGTTAGCCGCACGGTCCATGATGCCGGGCAGCTGATCGATCGTAATGCGTTTCCTTACGCTCACGGGTTGCGCTCCTGGGGATGATCCGCATCGTCAACCGTGCTGAACTTGGCCTTGGGCGCCACGTATTTAATCCGGGTACGGCTCAAGGTTTTCGCTCCTCCCAGCTCACGCTGACCCGAAGCTACCTCGGCGAGGAACGTGTCGGCCATCTTCTTCTTATCCGAATGCGCATCAGGTTTGCCGACACGGGAGTAGAGCTTGTGGTAAACGAGGTTGACGGCGGCCTGGACGATTGCGTCTCGTGCCGCCGCCTCCTCTAACTCGGTAAGTTTTATCGGAACCTTGTAGCGCTTGGCAAGGGCGTTGTCTATGCGTGCTTCGGCATAGCGGATCGCCGTTGCGATCTTGGCCTCGTCAATGACTTTCTGGTCGGCGTCCTTGGACGCGTCATCATCGGTTAGTCGCGCGAGGATATCGGTCGGGATCTCCGCCTTGACGTCCGCGATAGTTATGTAGCGCCCGTCGCCAGTCGCCATTTACACCTCTTCTACTGCACCGAGTTTCAGCAGCCGATTGCGTTCGTTGTCCGGGAAGTCCACAGGAAGAAGCTTGCCGGACGGATACTGCTTGTGGTTATAGAGCACCGTGCAGCCGGTAACGCGCAGGCGCTTGGGTTTCACAGGTTTTGGTTTTGCAGAAGGTTCAGGCTTGGGTTTAGGCTTTGCCGATTCTTGCTCCCCTCTGTACTGCGCGAGCTTTTCGGCAAACTCCGCCTCCGTTATGGGATCGTTAAAGTCCAAGCCGAACTTTTCGCAGAAGGGGGCGCGTTCCTCCTTCTTGAGGCTAGACGCGTATTTGAGAAAGTCCTCTACGGTCTGAGGTGCGATCTGTCTGAACTGAACCTCGGTTAGCTCGTCAGTGAGCTCGACCGCGGCGCCCTCTGTAAGAGAAGCCGCCTCATTCGCGGTAAGCCCGAATTGAGCACACCATTCATCGAAGGTCTTTTTCGCTACTGCCATGATTCATCTCACGCCAGCACGGTTGCGAAGACCATGCACTCGGGCCAGTGCGGGACAGGAAGCGGGCGGGACTCGGCAAGGATCCACATGACACTGGGATCCTTCTCTATCCAGGACTTGGAGAAGAACGGAGAGGCTACGGAAGCGCCGGTGTCGAGGTCCAAGATAAGGGCGTGATAGAGTCGGAACGGACCTGCAGAAGCGATGAGGATGAAGGAGTTGTCCGGGATGAACTTCTGAGCAACGCCGGAGACATCGGTGTATTCCGCGCTGTACTCGAAGATGTCCACGCCTGCGAGCCTGCCGACGTAGTTACCTGCCTGCTCCAGGGAAAGCGCACCCGCAGCGATGCCGGAGGTGGTCTTAATCACGGCCTGGACCTTGGGGTGATCGATCAGAGCCTGAGCTACCGAGGAACCGCAGATAGCGATGTCGGCTGTGAAGCCGGTAGCGTTGGCGATCAGCGCCTTCCAGGTGCGGGTGTTTTTGATGGGGTTCGAGTTGGTGGTGTCGGACCAGAGGTCGGTCGAGGTAAGAACTACCTTATGGTCATCGGGGAGCAGGAAGTCTATCTCGAACGCGAGGTTTTCCTGCGCGACTGTGAGCTTGCCCTGAAGCGCCTGCGCGGCCATCCATTCTTTTGTGCGGGTGATCTGGGAGAGGAGATCCTGCAGCTCTACGCCGATCTTCTGCGCTTTGTACGCGTCGATGTTTCCGCCGCCTGGAACGTAAAGCTCAGCGCCCGGCGCGCGCACGGTCATCAGTTCCGGAGCGGAGAGTTCTTTCTTGAGCCTGATGCGCGGGGCCTTGATAGACTGCATCTTGCGGCCCAACTTATCAACCACCACGCCTTCCTCGATGGGAGAGACGAACGGTGCCAGGTTCTTGCCGCCGATTACGATGTCGACGTCAATGTCCTCGGCCAGAGCCTGTCGGCGCTGCGTGAACACCTTGTCGAGCAGGAACGAGGGCGGGGCCTGGATCTTATTGATGGCCTCGGTCATGGACCGCCAGTGGAAAAGATCAACTGCCATTTAATCCTCCTAAACGATGCGCTTTTTGATGAAGATGCCACGCTCCATGCAGGAGTGGACGATCTCCGTTTTCTGTGCCGTTGAAAGACCGGTCGGCCAGAGGTCGGCAAAGTCGTAGTTGAACTCGCCGTGGACGTAGGCAATGACCTTGGCGTCGGCTAAGGTAGCGTCTATAGCTTTACCCAGAATCGCGCGGGGAACGTCGACTCCATCAGTAGAGCAGTAATCGGCCTTGATGGTCTTGTCCTCCGCAGGCGCGGTGTCGAACACGATCTCATATTCACCGGTCTCGTAGTTGATGGTGCCATGCCCGTCGTCGCCTACCAGATTGCCGTTGCCGTCGTCGTGCAATTCCTTAGGCGAGGTGTCGTTCGTGTAGATGTAGAGCGAGCGCTCGATTACCTTGGTATGCGCAAGATAGCCTGCCCACTCTACCTGCCCGCCTGCAGTGCCGGTGCCGATAGCCTCGGCGGCATGCGCGGCCAGGTCGCCGATATAGGCAGCCAGGATGTCTTCGCCCGTGTCGGGCGCGACGAAGAAGGTAACGTCGTAAGCACCGGTTGCGTAAACGATCGTGCCGGTTCCCGGGGTTGCGCCGTCCGAGGTCAGGGTGCCGTCGCCGTTATCGGTGAACGTCTCGGTCGCCCCACCGACCACTACGGCCGCGATTACGAGCGAGCCGGGCTTGACTCCAGGCTTGGCCAGGGTGCCGGCAAAGTTCTTTTCAGAAGCATCGCCGTCCCCGAGATCCTCGTCCTCGTAGGTCACGCCAGGCGTTATGGGCGCGTATTTGAGATCCGAAATCCTGCGGCCCAGAAGCGCGCCGCGCTTAAGCGAACCGGCGCCGGATATGATGGTAACCGGGATCTCTACGCGCGGATGAGTGCCTGCCAACAGATTATCTGCGGCAAGCGGGGTTTCAGTTACGCCGTAATCTTCTGCCATGTCTTACTCCTTTACCCTTGAGAGGGCACAGGCGGAGGGTTGACCGCCTCGGCGATCTTTTTGCCCGCTTCCACGTGCTCGGAGAACCGCGCGTGCTCTTTGTCGTCAGGCTTGACGATTTCTCCGTCGGGCACGAACTTGGGCAGCGCCTCGAAGAGCGCAAGGATCTCATCGGCTGCGGGCCGGGTCTCGGTCTTGCCTGCCTCCGAGAACTGCACCGTGGGCGCGTTCTCGCCGGAGATAGCGGCCAATGCGTTTACCAGACGATCCTTGTTTGCAGGCAGGAACTTGCCGGCGCTGATGAGCTTGGCGACTCGTTCTGCGAACTGAGCCTTTTGCCGCTCGGCGAAGGAGGCCGCGAGCTTTGCCTTCGTCTCCCCGGCTTCCGCCTTCGCCTTGTAGGCCTCAAGCTTTGCTTCAAAAAGCTGCTCCGCAAAGGTCGTTGCGGTCGGCTCCTTGAACTTGGCAAAGTCCGGGTTGTCGGTAAAGATCAGGTCGGTGAGCTGCTCCGCGAACGAAGCGACTTCGGCCTCAGGAATCTTTCCCTTTGCCAGGTCTGCGAAGAACTTGAGCAGTTTCTCTTTGTTCACTTTGCCTCCTGGATTGTTGCGGGGGTCACAGAACCCCACGGTTGTTTGTTCTTTCTCGATTCGTTTCTTAATCTCCTTGGCACGCTCAAGCGCCGCGGCGCGATCTTGTTTTTCGTACTGGTCCACTGCAGGGAGCGTGGGGATTGCCGCGATAGCCGCGTCTACCGCAGCCGGAACGATCTGGGGTTCATTGGCCACGACGTCGACGACCAGAGCGTAGTAAGAGTCAAGCGTTTCCCAGTGCTTTTTGAAATCACGATACAGGCTGTACCGTCCCAGCCCCCACCAGCCGAACCGATCCTTGACGCGCTGTTTGGCTACCGCCTCGTCCCATGGCGAGAGCGGCGCCGCGATCTTGAGCGTGTCTAAATCGGGCGGCTCCTCCTCGAAGATGATTATTCCGTCCAGGGTCCCTTCGTCTTTGATGGCCCGGAGTTCCGCTTCGGAAAAGCGCACAGGGTCTAGGCCCTTGATTTGCGGCGGCTTGGCCCCGAGCATGGTTACGGCTTTGATGTAGGGAGTGCCAGGGACAGGATTGGCGGGATGGTCTTCGGGATAAAATTCAATAGAAGGCGGCCCCCACCTGCCGGACTGGATTTCGGCAAAGCCTTCCGGGGTGATGGTATCGGTATCCAGGTTCGTAAAGAGCCGATCCCCTTCGAGGAAGAACTCGTCGAACCAGCCAAAGGCCGGTCCTTGCTGCCGGTGATCGTCGGTAAGCGGGGCACGATGCAGCCCAGGATCGTACGCGGCAACGGCCTTCGCCACTCGTTCGACAGGCCAGTCCCCCTGCGGATAGTTACCCGCACGGAACACTGCGAGTTTCTTTTTCAAATAAATTCCTCACTCATTGGTAAAATTATGCGCCCCCGCGTGTCGCTGTCGAGACCGATATGACGCATCCGTGCAAATTGCTTGAATGGAACCGCTGGGGCGGTTGAGGGTGTTAGGCCGTTGCTCGAATGTCCGCGCAGCGCAGCCCCGGTGCTGCGCACCGGAGCGATATTCCACTTCAGCGCTCTGCCTCAAATGGGGGGATAAAAAAAGCCCCGCCGAAGCGGGGTTAGGGGGGGGGAAATAAGCTACAGCGCCTTGATCACGCTTACCGCTCTGGCAAGGATAAGATCGCCTTCGGCCAGGACGATGGGCGGGATGGAGCTATCGGCAGAGATGAGCAGATGCTGATCGCCGCGCCGGACGTAGAACTTGAGCGCGGTCTCGCCTTGCACGAGCGCGACGACCATGGCGCCGGGGGCAAGGTGCTCGCCCTCATACGGTTCGCACGCTACCTGATCGCCGTCCTGAACTGCCGGGGCCATGGAGTTGCCCCGGACCTGAAGCGCGAACGCACCGGGGTGGCGGATAGCGTCTGCGGCTACTGCGACGTTACCCAGGGGCACGACCTCGGGCGCGAACGGATTGCCGCCCGGCACTATGCCCAGGATAGGGATCCAGCGGATTGGGGCAGGGGTAAGCTCCTTTGAGGGGATCTCGCCGTGCTTCAGTCGTTCGATGATCTGTTCGGTTTCGGAAAGCTTCATCTCGCCCTCTCCGGTGCAGAGCCAGCGCAGGCGCACGCCGAGCGCGGCGGCAAGCTTCTCAAACAGAGACTCATCCGGCGTGCGGGCGCCCGATTCCCAGCGCGAGACCAGGCTGGAGCCGACGCCAAGCTTACGGGCAAACGCGGCCTGAGATAGCTTGTGTGCTTTGCGAGCGTATTTAATGCGGCGAGAGAGATCACGCCAGTTGGGAGGAGTCAGTTTGTCCATATCGGCTCGGGTTCTCCGCATCAGGTCCAGCATTGGTTTTACCCCTGGGCTTTCCGTAATCGCTCTCACCGGACTCCGCTCCATCATCCCCTCACCGGTAAGAAGCCAGTTGAGGTTGACTTCCAAAGCATCGGCTATGCGAACGAGCGTATCTCGCCGGGGATTTTTATACGTTCCCGTCTCCCAACGAGAAATTGCGGAATGCCGAACATCTAAAATACGTCCTAGAGCTTCCCCAGAAAGCCCTCGTTTTTTGCGAGCGTATCTAATTCGGGAACCTATAGTATCAACAGCCATACTTAAAGTCCTCAATTAGGGACAAAAGACTTGACAAGCTTCCCGAATTGGTTACAATAAGGCATGACTAAGACAACCGCCCGCAACGCGACCCTTATCATGGGGAAACAAGACTCTCATCATACCGACTCCTCGGTTCGTTTGCGCTCCTCTCATACTTCCAAAGCTCAGGATGATACGCGTAAAGGTTTGGCTGTCAAGTTTACAAAAAAGGGGGAGGGGTGGCAACAATAATTCCAAAGTCAAAACGCGGGCCGGGCAAGCCGCCTGCAGGCAGGACGGCCAACCCTGACCTGATCTGGCAAAGGATGCGCGAGCGCGGAATCAGGACGATCCCCGAACTGGGCGACAGGATCGGGAAGCTCGTCGGAAGACCAATCCACGACTGCGTGATATCCAGGCTCATCAACGGTAAGCGCCAGAGCATTGTCCTGCAGCGCGCCATCGCCCGTGTATTAGGTCTGGAACTTGACGCGGCGTTCCCGAAGGACAAACCACAGATTACACAGATTTCACAGAAGGACAAGGGAAGGACGAAGAAATGAAATCCGTAACCCCCTCTTTTAGTTTTGGGTCAGGCCGCCCCCGGTCCCCCTTGGCAGAATCACCCAGTTCAGTCATCGCCGGCCTGGGGCGGTCTGGATTTATTAAAGAAAGGAGTGAACAATGGTAGAGATTAAATCGTGGGAGGATGTTGACCGGGCGCTGGCCAAGATAGGGGCGCTGCAGCGCGGGATAGGCAAGGCCGCGGATGAGTGCAACGCCAAGACCGCAGAGCTTAGCAAGAAGTTTGCCGAAAAGACTCGATTCTCAAAAGAAGAACTGATCGACCTCGATAAGGCGATAAAGGCCTTTGCGCTCAGCCGGGAGAACGAGTTCAAGAAGAAGCGATCCAGAACGCTCAGCGCGGGAACTATCAAGCTGCGTTTCGTTACCCTGCTTCACATCCCGAACACTGCTCAGACTATCGAGGCGCTCAGGGCCGCAGGGAAGGTAGACGCAATCAAAGTCACGGAAGGCGTGCTCAAGTCGGCACTGGCAAACTTTACGGACGCAGAGCTTACAAGCTACGGCATGCAGCGCAAGACGCACACCGAGGTCATCGTCAAACCAAACCCGCTCCAATAGCCATGCCGGAGATCCCCCTGCGGTTCGATACGCGCAAGGCCGCTGTGGCTAACGTCACGCGGGCGTTCTATTGTTCGCGGCGGTGCGCGGGGATCTCGCCTGGGGTCTGTCAGCGCTGCTGGGTCGCGGGGAAGGCGCCGGGATTCGTACAAGCCCACGCAAGCTGTATCGCGATACATCGGGTGATAGCTATCCGACCGTTCAAACGCGGGACGCTCGATCCGACGGAGGAGGCGGTGTGGGAGCTGCTTTATACCGAGTTGAAGGCGCTCGGAGAAGACAAGGCTATCGTTGCCGACGAGATTATCCGCAAGCTTAAAGCCCCTGAGCGGGGCGCGTTTCCCCTCACCGACCGGTCCCTGCGGGACAGCATTCTGCGAATGGCGGCAAAGGGACACCTCATCGTGAGCACCGTGCACAAGCCGTTCGGGTTCTTTATCCCGCAAGCCGAGGAGGAAGTGATCGCCTACATGGGCAACCTGAAGGCGCGGAAGGATGCGCTCGACGAGCGGCAAAAGGTGTGCATGAAGTTCATCCAGCCGCCAGGCAAACAACTTGAGCATTTAGGCATAGGAACAGAGAGGGCGTCGCAATGAAAGTGCTTGGAGTAAGCCCTCCTCCCCTCGTCCCCGGCGCGGCAGTCATACCGACACTCCGTGTCCGGGGGCGGGGATTTAATTACCACCCGAAGAAACCGGGAGAGTCGTATGACTGCAATAACTACCCAAGCCTGCGAGGCGGCGATGAGTAAGGCCCGCACGCAGGACAAACCGAAAGAAGCCACGGCGATCAAGCGCCAGAGCTTCTTCTGCAAACGCCGGGGGCGCAAGGTCGCCCCGGCACAGTGCGCGGACTGTTGGGATGCAAAGCCCTATACCGAGAAGTTCAGCTATCACGAGAGCCGGCAGAACTGTATCAAAGAGAACAAGGAGAAACCGGTGACCCAAAAACCTTCACTTTCATCTAATCTTCCCGAACCCCGCCAGCCCTTGCCCGTAGGGGCTGAGGTAGAGGTCAAAGAAAAAGGACAATACCCCGTCCATGTCCAGATAACTAAAGAGATGGTCGAGGACCACGAGGCCGCGCTCACGTACGCGGCTCAGGCTGCCAAGGACAAGATGCGCGGCGAGATCCTGTTATGCGTGGCCGTCGCGCTCTATGCCGGAGATTCAGGGAAAACCACAGAGGAACAATTAGCGTCCTTAAAAAGCCCGCTCGCGCAAATACGTGACTTAAAAGCGAATCGGCACCGCGGTGCCGGTCTTTCCAGTAAATTAGTAGGATATTGCCCCTGGGTGATAGATGGATACCCTTCTTTCCAGGAGGCGATTAAAGAGGTCTTTGGAATGGGGTATCGCTCCGCCAAGTATCGCCGGGCTATCGGCAAGGCACTCATTGCCCAGTTCGGCAAGGAGAACGTAATCGCAAAGGCCGAGGCGATGGGGATTGCTCGGATTCCACAGCGCAAGCTGCGCGAGCTTCTCAAGGCGCCGAAGTTCTTTGAGGACCTGTGCACGCGCGGCCGGGTTCGGTTGCCGGACGGCGAGGAGATAACGCTAGATAGGGTACTCGATACCGGAATAGACGAACTCCCGGCGCTGCTTGCTCAGTTTGCTGGAACGCCCCGGGCGCTACCCTCTACGGAGAAGAAAAAGAAAGACCCGTTCAAGGCGTGGAAAGAGGACGACCCGTTCAAGGATACGCCGCTGGCCGCAAAGGAAGCGAAGATCCTCAGCACCGTCGGGGCGTGGGTTATTGCTTTACGAGAAATCCGCGACGGAGTCGCTCAGGACGCTAAGCTCTGGCCTCAGGATGCGCCGGAGATCATGGGATCCTCGCCAGACATCCAGAAGGCATTCGAGGATTTCGACGGCATCCTGCTTGCCCTGCTACGCACCTCACTGGTAATCCGCCGTAATCCGGAACAAGCTGAAGAGGTTGCCAATTGCGAAGAAGGCAGCCTTGACGGGTTACGTACTATCGCACGCGACCTGCTTGACCTGGACGACGAGGAGAAGGCAAAGCGAGCATGAGGCCGATCTCGCTTAGCCCGCAGGCGTTCGCCAAGGCGTGCGAAGAATACCGGTCCGCCGGACACGGACAGAAGCGGGGAGTGCTTGCGAAGTGGGCTGAGCGCGCAGGTTGTCACCCCGGCTCTCTGCGTAACGCAATCCGGCGTGGATTCATTACGCAGCCGCGGAGCTATAACTTCACCCCGGAGAAGAAAGCGATACTCAACATCGCCGCCACGTTTATGGAACGCAGGATCCTTTCTAATCAGAACAAGAGCATCCCTGTCTCTGTGGTTATCCGCTCCGCCGAGGAGCTGGGGGTCATTCCGCCGGGCGCTATCAAGCCGCGAGAGCTTTCCAGCTACATCCGCCGCCATCGGCTTGCCCCGCAACACCGGGTGACGGGCCGGTTCCGTCGCACGGAGCCGAACGCGCTGCACCAGATAGATTTCTCGGTCTCGCGCGTACTGGCCTATGCCGGTGAAGGCCGGGTCCAGATACGAAGCAATTTCAAGATCCCCTACGAGAATCGCCCGGACGATGTGCGTAAGCGTGTGTGGCTGGGGTGCCTGGTTGACGACGCTTCGGGGGTAATGTTCGCTCAGTATTTCCTTTCACGAGGGGAGGACACCTCGCTTGCCATAGAGTTCATGCAAGAGGCCTGGCGCCGCAAGGAGGATTATCCGTTCTGGGGCGTGCCGCGAGCCACGTACGGCGACCAGGTAAGCTGGGGGAAAACCGAAGAGATAAAGCATCTCCTTGAGAAGCTGGGTACCCGACAAATCCTTACCCCGCCGGGGCAGCCGTGGAAGAAAGGCAAAGTAGAGCGTTCGTTCCGGCCTGTCAAAGAGGAGTTTGAGGTCTTCAAGATAGGCTCCCTTGCACGCGGGACAATGCTTTCACTTATCCAGGTCAACGAGATGCTTGCGAAGTTCTGCATGAAGCTCAATCTGCGGCAGCATCCTTCGGGCAAGGAGACGCGGCTTGACTACTGGCTCAACCACGTGGGCGACCTGTGGTTCCCTGAGAACTTCCGCGAACTTGCCTACAAACACCTCAAGGCCACTGTCAGGCGCGGGTACATCCAGTACGATAAGAAGACCTATTGGGCACCGCCGGAGATCCCGGACGGCGAGCGCGTGGAGCTTATTGAGCTTGACGGCAAACTATACATCTATCGCCCCGGCACTAAATTCAGGCCTGCCCAGCGGCTGTTATTACAAGAGGCCGGGCTTAACCTTGCCCCGCCGGTGGACGCGGAAAGCGTTGCTATACGTGAACAGATAGAACAGATACACATCCCGTCTGCGAGTGTAAGCGAGGTTGAGGGCGTGCTTGCGAGCTATATCCCTGATTCCGTGGATCTCACTCCCCCGCCGCCCACGAGGCACACGAAAGTCCAGGGGCCGGGGGTTGAGCTGCTGCATGAGGATGCACAGCGAGCGCTTCTGGCGGATATCTTGAGCACACCGCTCGGCAACCTGCCCCAGGAATTGCGCGAGGAACTGATAGACCCGTTTGTAGCGAGCCCGCACTCGAGGCCCGAGGTCAAGCGCCAGGCCGAGCATATCCTGCAGGCGCTTGCCAGGCCCGCGCAGTCGAAGATCGAGGAGAAGCTGAGGAGCGGCCATGAGTAAAGAGAACCAGCCGGTTAGACGCTGCATAATCTGCGGGTGGCCTGAGACGCAGTTAAAAGCAAACTCTATTCCCTACACCGAAGTGGAAAGCGCCGGGTTTATCAAGCAAACGATATCCATGATCCTTGAGGAGCACAAAGACGATTTACCCGCGGCTGTTAAGTATAAGCTGTCCCAGCTGAGGAAGCTGCATTATGATGCGTTACTCTGTACTATTTGCATTAAATACCTCTCCTCCCTCGTCCAGCGACCCGCCCCCCGGCAAAAGAAGTTCCGGCTTGACGTAAAAGATTCGGCGCCGCAGAGTCACCCCGACAGGCTCAGGGAAGGAGAACCAAAACCTACCGCAGCTGAAGCCAGAACCTTCCGCGATCTGATAAGGCAGCTTAAATCCGGCGACGGGCCAGCGATGGACAAGGTGTAGGGATGAGTAGAGATCAATGCAAAAGGCAAATTGCAAACTTCAAATTGGTCTAACGACCAGAAAGGAGGACAACCTATGTGGGGCGAAGAACTCACAATCAACCTGTTCGGCGTCACGCTTCTCGGAAGCGTAATAGTCGCCGCAATCGTCGCAAAGCTCAAGGTCTGGCTCGAGACTCAAGGCTGGGTCAACACGGCCCTGGCCTTGCTGGTAGGCACGGCCTTGGGAGGCGCCCTCTTCGGGATACTGCTCGCCATGGGGACCGCCATATTCCCCTGGTGGGGGTATCTGCTCCAGGGTCTCTTCTCAGGCGGCATAGCAGCCGGGCTTTGGAAAGCCGCGCGAACACTCGGTCGAAAGAACTGAAAACAACCATGCAACCCGCCTGCCGCCGTGGTGCTTCAAAAAGCCTCAACCAACGCCATTGGTGGTTTCCGCACCCGGCGGCACGGCGGACTGAAAGGAAAATTGTAATGCTGATGGCAAGAATGGGCAACCGGCCAAGCTGGTTGGTCGGGATCCTCGATTTTGTGACGCGCATTCCTTTTATTCGGAGATTGTTCATACGGTGGCAGTGCCGGAAGCTGCGCAGAGCTCTTTCGAGATTAGGCCCCATACTCATAGAAGAATACACCCCCGCTCAAGCGGGGATGAGTAAAGCGATAAGCCTGTTCAATAAAGCCTATGCCATGCGGCAGGGCGCGTCCTTAGGCGCCGCGGCGGGCCGAGAGGAGAGTTAGAATGAGGCGAAAAATTACCTGGAACGATAGGCCGATTCTCAGAGCCGTATTTAAGACTCTGGAGTGGAATACCCTCGGTGCAGGCAGAATCGAAGGCTATCGAATGGTGAGAAGGGTTCTTGATTCTGCAAGCACCTCATATACCTACGTAGGTGCAATTACGGAACTGGATCGTTTGATTGCGGCAAGCAAGAGATTGCAGAAGGCGGTTTTATTCAAAAGTAAAAAGAGGTTTAACCGACAGATCCAGCTATCCCTAGAGATCGGCAAGAAAATCCTTGGAGAAGTACAAGGAGAGTCAAGATGAAAGAGTTGAAAGCGTTTAGCCCGGTTGAATCCATCGAGGACGGAAGCTTCTTTGTTTCGAAGGAGATCAAGTCCGTGATCGCCAGGGGCCTGCGCGCCGCGCGGCACCATCAGCTTCTGGTGCTTGACGCCGAGCACGGAGTAGGCGCGAGCGTGACGCTTGAAGTACTCAAACAATACGCACGCACCGATCCGAACGTCGTCCTTGCAGACATCTTTCCCTATGCGAGGATGTCCCAGACCATGCTCTGGCACGAAGTCTTGATGGAGCTGGGCGAACGGCCTGCCTGGCGCTGGTCGGACTGGAAAGATGCGAAAGGCAAAACCCACCAGGGACGCAACAAGCAACTGCAATACAAGCTTGCGGAGCTGCGCGCTCAGGAGAAATCGGTGCTCATCTGCGTCGACAACGCGCTCTCTATCCCCCACAGCATCTGGGAGATGCTGCGCGTGATGGCTTCGGTGAGGGCCAATGGCCGTGCTTACGGTCCCGGCATAGTGCTGGTGGCGAACCTGAAAGACAAGACCGCGCGCTTCAAGCCGGACGACATCATCGCGGAGGGCAAAGAGAACCTGCCCAACATGGTGCGCCGGGTAAGCTTTAAGCTCGCCGGCCTTGATGCGGGCGAGGTCAACGACTACATCGCCTTCCAGGGCGCACGCGACGGACTCCAGTTCCATCCCGGTTTTCTTGCCCGGCTCATGCAGGAACTCCAGAACGCATACCTCACTGCAAACGGCCTTTCCCGCTTCCCCGGCTTCATCAACGCTGTTGCGCTCGATCTCATGGAGGAGTTTCACCACCTCGGCAAACGTATCACTCAATCTGCCCCTACCCGCGCTAAATCGAAGGTCACTGCAGGGGTATGAAGAAACGCTACCCCTTACGCACCAGGCTTCTGCGCTGGCTGCACTGGCAGCTAAAAGATCTCGGGATAGCCCGCGAGGAGTTCAAGGCGCGCACAGGAGTGATAAGCATGACCGAGTGGTCGGTTAGTAACTTAATCTCCAAAAACCTTTATCTGTTGTGGCTCCGGCACCAGCCCTGGCATATCCGCCATGAGCACGGAGCCGCGAGATAGGAGGATTTATGGCACGCAAAGGAAAGTCGCCAGGGACGTGTGAGTATCCCGACTGCGGGAAGCCTGCCGTCCACCCAAACTTTACGATCAAAACCCCCTTCTTTACGGCGCGAGTCCACATTATTCGTATGGGCCGGTACTTGTGCGAGGAACACCTGCTCCTGGCGATGCAGCAGAAGCGGCTGCCCGAACTGGGGCGTGCGCCCGGCGAGGGGATAGAGTTCTCGCGCAAAGCTTTCTGCGAGCACCGCAAGGAATCGGTCAGCTTCGAGGAGTGCACTAAATGCTTTGAGGCAAAAGAACACGAGAAGGGATTCAACCATATCGGCTGCCAGGATGCGTTCCTACAGCCCTCGCCCCTTGCCCCTTTGGATAAGGAATTCAAGGAGGCAGGATGACAACGTCTACCAGGCAAAAAGAGTTCCAGCTCGGCGAGGCCCAGATAATTGCGGCGGAGATCCGGCAAGCTTTAGAGGTCGTCGCCGAGCGGATTGAGATAGTCGGATCTATTCGCCGCAGGCTGGGCTGGGTGCACGACATAGACCTGGTGCTGATCCCCCAGGGCGAATGGATACAGAAGGCAAAAGGTAACCTGCAGCCCATGCCCGGGCACAACCACTGGTTCGACATCCCGCGACTGATCAACGATATGGCCGGGCGCGTTATCAGGAAAGGACCGGCGATAATCACGGCCGAGGTCCAAGGCATTCAGGTAGACGTCTACTGCGCTACCGAGGAACCCTGGGGAATTCTGATGCTGATCAAGACCGGGCCTAAGGAGTTCAACGTCGAGCTGTGCAAACGCGCGCAGAGGCTGGGCATGCACCTGAACCCGCAGACCGGCATCTGGAAAGACGGCAAGTGCATCGCCTCCCGGACCGAAGAGGAGATCCTCAAAGCCCTGGGTCTGCCTTACATTAAGCCGGTTGACCGGGACAAAGCCACAGGCGCGCTTGCGAGAGGAGAGTTCTCGATATGGTAAAAACGATCGCGCGCGTCGTGAAAGATTTCCTAATCGGATTCATCGTCGGCTGTTTTGAGGGATGTTTCCCAAAAGACGGCAAGGGTATCGCGCCCCCGACCGAGGAAGAGATCCTCAATGCCCCGGGTCCTCCTTCAGCCCCGAGTCCTCGTTACTTTGAGCCGGTTGATCAGGCCGCAAGCGCATTGGCGAGAGGAAAGTTCTCGACGGCGACCATCAAAAAGGAGCTAAAGAAATGAGCGCCCCTAAAGACAAACCGCCAATCCTTGTCAAACTCTCATGGATCGCGGCGGTGATTGTCCTGGTGCTGGCTATCGGGGCAGGCGCGTTCATCGCCGGATATGGCTTGGCCTTCTCCAAGGTCGTTGACGTCTACGCTGAGACGAGCGTATTAAAAGCCCAGGCAGCCGAGCTCGAGGCCGAGATCCTGCACCTCAAAAACTACGCCGTGCTGATCGACTTTATCGCCACAGGCGGCGTGGCAGCCGGGGAACTACACCGAACACCTCTCTTTGCGCCCGACACGGTGTACGACACCGTGCGGCTGGTAGAAGTCATAACTCAGATCGATACCGTCGTGAAGGTGTTCCATGACTCGGATTAAACTTTCCAGGGAGAACCTCAAGAGGATTCTTGCATTCTCCTACCCGTCAGGCGAACCGTTCCCTGACGAAGGTAAGCTGGCCCTGCTTGCGGTTTTTGCAAGGTGCGGTAAGCGGCAGGTGGAGAAGTTCGCATCGGTCGACGAGCTTACCCGGGGCGGCTGGATCGAAAAGACAAAGTCCGGCCACCTGCGGCTCTGCGAAAGCACTGTTAAACTGCTCGGGCTGGAGCGCGATACGCGCAAGGAGCCCGATCCTCGTGTGAAGAAGCTGATCGGGACTTACGGAGCGTTGATCAAAGAGCGCTTCCATAAGGATCCTGTCAGGCTCTGGAACCAGGCGGACTGGGGCCGTTACAGCCGCGCCGCTGCGGAGATGCTGAGGGTTGCGGCATTGGCCCCGCAGTGCGAGAAGAGATCGGCTGAAGAGATCCTTGAGTTCGCAAGACAAACCCTGCGCGCGATGGTCTATACCGAAGACCCCGGCGACTTCGGCTACTTTAAGAGCCGCGCCTGGGATCTCTGGGTGCTCGTCAAGGCCTTCTCAGGCAAGTACGTATTCGAGATGCTGAAGCTGCAGGCGAGGCGCGAAGTGCCCCCTAAAGGGTATGAGGAAGAATCAAAGCCGCTGCTCAAACGGGTCGCCACAGTGTTCCGGGAACCTCGCAGGTACGGCGTTCGTATAGGCAAGCATACAGGGTGCGAAGTGCCCCCTCAAGGGGACAAGGATCCGGCAGAGAAGAAATCATGATGCATCGCGTTGTCCCGCTTTTCGTTCCCCTCTGCTCCATCTCGCAAGCCGCCGTTATGCTTACCAAGGCCGGGTTCAAGACCGCGCCCAGCACTGTTCGCAAGTATATCCTCGAAGGGCGATTGCTCCACTCCAAGGCGGGCAAGCTGGTGCGCATCCGGCGTTCAGACGTAGCGGCTCTGATCGAAAAAAAGACAGCCGAGCAGCGATTTATCCTTGAGACCCTCTCGGTAAAACAGATCGCCGAGAAGCTGCAAGTCTCTCCCAGGTGGGTTCAGCGCCGATGCAGGCCGCCCTATGCAAGGAAACTGCGCACCGGCTGGCGGATTTACCCCTGGGCGGTCAAAGAATTTATCAAGGAGACATGATGTCTGAAGACAAAAAGGGCAAACCCACGCCGAAGACGGGCGAAATCTCCGCACCGAAAAAGATGGAAGTCGCCAGGGGGTATCTGGGGTTCTTTAGCGCGACGCTGCAGAACATGCCGGTGGCAACCCCGGAGTTCTTCAAGCGGCACGCGGGCAAAAGCTTCTGGGATATAGCTGAAGAGATGATGCACGATGCGCATATCCAGAGCGTATTCCGCTCCCGGCGCGCGGGCGTCGCCGGACGGAACTGGGAGATCGTGCCCGCTGACGACTCGGCAAAGGGCTCCGAGGTTGCGGCGCGTATTAAATCAATCCTGGCCCCGATTCCCAACTTCGAGCACGCGCTCGCCCATCTCCTCAAGGCTACTCCGTACGGACACAGCGTAATTGAAATTATGTGGCGCATCGATCCGGATAGGGTAAGTGTTGAGGCACTGCGAACCCGTCGAGCGGACAGATTCACGTTAGGGTCCCAGAACACGCTGCGGCTTTTAGACTCGGAGACCGGCCAGCCGCGCGACCTGCCCGACCGCAAGTTCATCTGCCACCGCCACGACCCTCAGGACGACGCGCCCTTTGCAAGCCCGCTTCTTTTCTCGTGCTACTGGCCCTGGTACTTCAAGAAACACGCCCACGGCTTCTGGATGATTGTTGCCGAGAAGTTCGGTGTGCCTTCGATAATCGGCAAGTACCCGTCGCACTTTACGGATGACGACGTCTCCTCCTTGATCAAGGCGCTCGTAAACCTGCAGCAGGACTCGGTCGCCGCCGTGCCCGCGGACACCGTGATAGAGACCGCGCTGGCCAAGGTGAGTGTCGGGGAAAAGGGCAACTTCTTCCGCGAGCTTTTAGACTTCTGCAACGCGGAGATCTCCAAATGCGTGCTGGGCGGGACCCTTACCCAGGAGGTCGGCGAGAAAGGCTCCTATGCGGCGGCCAAAACCCACCAGGAGGTCAGGCACGAGATCATCGCCGCCGATGCTCAGCTTCTGCAAACCACTATCAACTCCACCTTGATTCGCTGGCTTACCGACTTCAACTACGGCCCCGACGTCCCGGCACCCGTGTTCCAGATCGACTACAAGCAATCGCGCGGCACGCCTGAGTTTGCCACGACCTTGAAGACGTTAAGCGAGATAGGAATGCCGATCCCGCAACGATTTGTGCGTGAGACCTTTGGCATACCTGAAGCCGCAGAAGACGAGGAGGTTCTTGAACCCCGCACTCAGGGCATCCCTTTTAAGGAACGCTCCCCTTTCGAGAAGCCCCCGGACGCATCGTAAAGAGCGGTAAGTCCTACCGCCTGGTGCGGACCGGGGAGCGCCGCGCAGTTTACTTCGCCGAGGATCTGCTCGGCGAGGAACGCAAGGACACCCCTGATTTTCTTGACCGCGACCGCCTTGCCGAGGAGGAGACCTTTCAGCTTGAGCGCCTTGTAGGGCTTGCCGATCCTGCCAGGCCGCAAGGCGAGGCAAAAAGATTTTACACCTCATTCCGCAAACGTGTAGTCGAGCCGCTCGGCAACCGCATCCTCGATCTTGAATCCGAGCGCCAGCTCGCAGACCTTGACTGGCGTTTCTTCGGCGACGTCTGGGACGAGGTGGCACCGCATCTGGGGCGGGGCCAGTTCTTCGCCAACCTCATGGGCGTAGAACAAGCAGACAAACTACTGCACGAGCGGTTGGAGTTTGCAGAACTGACTCGCGGCTATATGGCACGGTTCGATGAGCCGCTCCTGAACGAGGAGGCGGTGCGCGCCTTACAGCGCAAGGTCCCGGTGACGGAAGCGGAGATAAAGGCACTGGAGGCGCGCTACCGCGCTCAGGCTTTCACGATTTCCAAAGTTACTTCTGCGGATCTGATTGAATATATCAAGCAGGACCTCGCCGCCCATATAGCCAAAGGCGGCACCTTTACCGAGTGGCAGGCTAGCGTTAATAAGCTCCTTATCCGGCGCGGGG